CGAGCAGCTAAATCTTTCGACCTCGCCACAAGCAAACTAGAGTATTTCAGAAATGAACGTCTTTCAATTCCTCAAACACACTGATGAGATTCTGTCCCGCACCTACAAGGTACGGAACGAAACAGTTACCCCGGACGGGGTAAAGTTGACAGTTCAGTGGGTGTGCTTCACCCGGACCGACGACTCCTTCGAGTCGGAATTATCCGGACACCTCCCACGTTCTGTCGAACTCACTGTTCAACTACAAGACGTCCTCTACGACCCCTTGCTCCATTCCGCCCTCTGGCGGGTCGCCCCCAGGCGACTCTCCTCCCGGGCCTATAGAGCAGCCCTCTTCCAAGCTCAGGCGAGCCCAGAAGACCAGGAAACCGTTGCTTCTCTCTTCGGAGAGGGTTTCCTGCCGGAGGGGGGGTGGCTCACGCCACCCCCCCTCCGGGACGGCCCTGGTGTCCCTCTGGGACCCGGGGACGTTGTCACCCGGGTGACCTTCATTGGTCGCCCACCCCCGGCGCGGGGTATACGTGCCAGTTGCCAGGCGGTCGGGGTTTCCGAGATGAATTTCCAAATTCTCTCGGGCCTCCGCGCCGTTCTGGTAACGCTCCTTGACGCCGCCGGGCGTCTTTGCCAGGACGAGGACTTCCTCGGCCTGGCCCCGGCGGTCGATGTCTACTCGGCCATGGACATCATGTCCCTCTGGTCCCTTTCGGACTTCGTTCCCAACGTGAAGTATTGGAAGGACTACCCTCTGGCAGCCTTCCTCTCCAACCCGTTGCCCGCCGTACCGGCATCTTGGTCTGCCCACGGACTCTCTCAGGGTGCCCCCCTCTTTGGAGGGCGTCTTAAGAAGTTCTGGCGCCGCCTCTGCCACCCCACCGACTCGGTCTCAGCGTCGCAGCTCTTTCGAGCCTGCTTCTCTATCGCCCAGTCGAAGCGAGCCTTTGCGCCCGTCCCGGATTCCTTCGTGACCGGGGCCTACCAGAAGCACGCCAAGGGACTCTCCACTCCAGCTCCCGCCCTCTCCCCGGAGACGGCGGATAGCCTGGGTAAGTTTCTCAAGGTACTCCTCCGGAACTTTCACCCCAAGGACCTCTTCGGACGTCTTACGGTGATTGAGGCCTCAACCTCCGCGTCCAACACCTCCTCCCGCTCGGAAGGGGGTGCCCGCGAGGAACTCCGTGAACTCCTCTCCCACCACCTCGACACCTCTCTCGACGGTCTCGTTCGGATGCTTCCGACAGACCGAGGGGTGGTGGAGGAGAGGGGGCTCCTCCCCCCTACCCGGGAGGAGTGGACCCGCATCGTCTCAGCCCCCTTGGATCTTAGGTACTCGACCCTCCCCTCCAGGACTCTCTCGCAGATTCCTGAGAGCTGGCGGTCGTTCCCCTTCTCCAAGGTGGTGGCTCTTCAGGAACCCCTCAAAATCCGCATCATTACCAAGATGCAGACCCTATCAACGTTCCTGTCGAGTCCCCTCCAGCGCGCCCTCTGGAATCACCTCGGGCGGTTCCCTTGCTTTGACCTGACATCCCGGACCTTCTCTGTAGAGAACGTTTCGGACCTCCAGTCTCGCGAGGAAGCCGCCTTCGGTCGTCGTCCCGACGCTAGCTTCGTTTCCGGGGATTACTCCGCCGCCACCGATGGTCTCAACATCTTTGCCACAAAAATGGTCTTAGACGAGATCCTCTCTCGGCTGCGGGGTGAGGATCGTCTCCTCATCCCCCACTTCGAAGCCGTGCTGCTCGAGCAGGTACTCGTGTATCCACCCGAGGCCCATCAGCCCCCCGTCCTCCAGCGGAACGGGCAGTTGATGGGCTCCGTCCTCTCCTTTCCGGTCCTCTGCATTCTGAACCTATTCACATACGTTCAATCCTTGCCAGAGGACCTCCGATTGAGAGTTCTCTCGGGTCGTCTCGGCCTCAAGACGCTTGCCGTTCTCATAAATGGGGACGACATCCTCTTCCGGGCTGACTCGCATCAGTATCTACGCTGGCTCTCGGGCTCCTCGTCGGTGGGCTTCACTCTGTCCCTGGGGAAGAACTTCGTTCACCCCCGGTTCTTCACAGTGAATTCCCTCCCCCTGGAGTACCGTCCCGTACCGGCTCCTGCCACCTTGAGCCGGACCACGGGTCGAGTCACCTGGACTCTCGACCAGTCCCGCGCGGGGTCCCTCACTGTCCCCAACCCAGTTTCCTGGGTGGACCTCGAGGACCTCCCCGCCTGGGCCTTCCAGCCCTCCCATGAGTTCTTGATCCACGGTTACATAAACGTGGGTCTCCTCCTCGGAGTCTCCAAGGCCGTCGACGAGCGCGGCCGTCACGAGCTTACCCCCCTCTCCACCTGGTATGACTGGGCGGTGACCGGGGCTATGAACACTCCTCGTGCCCACGCCCTCTTCCTTCACTACCATAGGGAGGAGCTTCGTCGCCAGACCCGGTTCGGTCGACATACCCTCAATCTCTTCGCCCACCCCCTCCTGGGGGGCCTCGGCTTTAAGATTCCTGAGGGCGTCGTCCCCCGGTTCTCTGAACCCCAGCGGCATCTCGCCGCCCACCTCCTTGCTTCCGCGCGGCAAGGATTCGTGGGACCAGTGGAGGATCAACCCCTCAAGCCCTTCGCCTACCTCTCCGCCACATCGTCCGGTGCACCCTCCCTTGGAACCTTGGGAGCGCTCCGCATCGTATCGACGGACCTCGAGGTCCCGATCGGTCCACTGGCTCTGGGCCAGGCCCCCTTCGATCCGGACACGTCCGTCCGGGCGACTCCCCTTTCAATGGGGATGGGGGACCCGGAGGGGGGGTTACTTACCCCCTCGTGCCGACTCTCCAACGGGGAGTTGACGCGTCTTCTTAAGACCGCCAACCACGGTCGGGCCACCATGCTTTCGCCTGATGCGATGGCCTCCTTCCCATTCCGCGTCGTCACTTACGACGATGAATGGATGGAGCGGTGGCTCACCATGTCCGGTCCCGGCTGGGAGCAACTCATGCCCCAACCCCCGGACCCTCCCATCCCGGAGAAACCCATCACGGTCGAGATCCCCGTCTCGATCGTCTCAGGGGCGTCATATCCCTATGACACCTCGTGGGAGGACTCACCCCCCCCGTCTCCACCCCCCCTGGTCCGCCAGGTCGCCACGCATCCCCATCTGGGACGGCATCGCTACCAGCAGACCAGGGCCTTTAACGCTGCCCAGGGCCTTCTCCCCGACTATACTCCCCGTGAGCGTAGTTCGGGTTGGTCCCGGAAGCGTCGGGGTCGAGCCTGACGAGAGTCTGGTAGGACTTAAAGCTACCAGGGAGTCCGCGCGTAGTTCATTCTGGCCCAAAACGGTGTCTAACGACTTAATACTTCCGTGCTAACCAAAATGCCGAACGACTGCACGGCGCCCCTCAAATGAGGACGCGCGGATGGACAGTCTCCGAGTTGTGTCGGGCCTTCCCCACTACACAACAACATGCCCACGAAGAAGGGCAATCGAGCCCGCGGCTCTCTCCGCGGAAAAGGCGACTACACAGCCGCCACCCAGGCCATCAAGAACCCACTCGCCCGTGTGGAATCGAAGATTGACCACCTCGAGCAGAAGCTGGTTAAGGACCTCATGTCCAAGTCCAGTGCGGCCGCCACCATTGGCCGAACCCTCGGAAACTTCGCCGGACAAGGCGACCTGGGAGCCCTCGCAGGCTCCACTCTCGCCAAGTACTTCGGCCACGGAGATTACAAGGTCCACTCCAATTCCCTGATGAAGGGAACACCCGCCACGGGTGCCTCCTTCTCCCGGGATGGAAAGCGTGGTACTCGGATCGTAGAACGTGAGTTCATCGGTGATATCGTTTCGGGTCCCCTCTCGGGGGCCTCGACCGCCTTTACCGTCCAGAACTTCGTCCTAAATCCGACGGACCACACGACCTTCCCCTGGCTCTCAAAGATGTCGAATCTCTTTGACCAATGGGAGCCGAATGGGATCGTCTTCGAGTTCATTTCCACCTCGAGTGAGTTCAATGGGACGTCCCAGGCTCTGGGCGCCGTCATTATCTCGACTGACTACGACGGGTACGATCCGATCTTCACCTCCAAACAAGAGATGGAGAACGCGGACTACGCCTGTTCGTCTAAACCAGCAGATAACCTCCTCCATGGCGTCGAGTGTGATCCCCGTGAGAGGCCCACCCCCGTCCTGTACACCTCTACATTAAACGGGGCGCCCATCACGGCGACAACGCTCGGTACCACTCAGGTGGCGACCCAGGGCTGCTCCGTCGCGAACGTGACCCTCGGTGAGCTATGGGTCTCCTATGACATCACCTTCTACAAGAAGCAGATGCATGCGAGCCCCTACTCCGCCCCGGTCCTTAGTTCCACGGGCACCGTCGTAATTAATGGTCCCTACATCATCTCCCCCGACTTCGCCCGTACCATTACCATGGAACAGCTCATCGGGGTCGGTACCCGTTTCCACCTTAATAACGGTGTCCCGGGTCAGAACTTTCTGATGACGTACTACATCTACTCCGGGGCCGGCACGAACGACGAAGCCAATTTCTGGGGAACTCCTATCCTCACTGGCTGCACTCGTACGGGCTATCGGATCGCCAGGTCCTCTGGTGGTGAAATGATTGCCATGGTCAAATACACCACCATTGCCCCTAAGGCGACCATCGAGATTGCGGAGAACACCGATGGGGTCACCTCCTCCCCGTACTCCTTCAACCTCGTCCAGGTCCCGGCCGAGTTCATCCCATAGTCTCCGACCATCACGGCCCCCCTCACTCGACTCTCCACCCGACACCTCTCGCCACCTCTGGTGGAGGTGTTAGTTCGGTTGAAGTCGGACCGGCTGTCTCAGTTGAGGGTCGTTACCTCCGTTATTGCTACTGTTGTAACAACGGGGATAACGATCTGGGCCATCAGTCGGGCCCCAACCGAGCCTTAGCCGACCTTGACATGTCATAAAACTGTTACGTCCACTACACGTCAAAGACCTACGTGGGCCCCCTCCCGTTAAGGGGGGGCTTTTCTCTTGGGCAGTGACAGCCGTATCTGACGGCCGTTCACTCCGGGGGGGCTGATCCTCCCCCCCACTCCATCGGACCCAGCTTCCGACCCGCAACCCGCGGGCCGGCGCCGAGCTGGCAAATCCACGAGACTGATCATCTCCGGTCCTCCTCCTCAGGAGTCCCGAAAAAAGAGGCGAATCCCATGGATCTGGAAGTGACTTCCAGATGTGGCAACCGTAAGGTCCCAC